CTGAAACGACGCGCTATTCTGCCCACCGCGCTCCGTGAACATCGTCTTCGCAGCAAGCCGACCATCAGCCCACTGCACATCCCCGAAACGCTCAACCTGAACCCGGCCAATCCCGCCGCCAGCCAACAACCCCGTCAAACGGTTCCCGAGCTGAAGCAACTCCCGCGACGAATCCGCAAACACGTTGCCACTAACCGACACCGTCCGCGAATCCTGAAACACCGGCAGGTTGAATGACCCATGAGCGTAAGGACGCGCCGTCTTCTCAAGGCGCATATCAACGCCGTCATCCCAGCCAGAGAACCCATCCGGCGAAATAATGAACCCATCCGAGCCCTGACCGTAAAAATCTAGGCCCGCAATTGTGACCCTCAAACCGTCAGTCATCAGGCCATCCTCAACTGGTAGTTCAACGAATTAGCCGCAACGTTGGCGATAGTTTCCTCGGACATGCCGGGAGCTGGGTGAACATGCATCTGCACGCCGCCGCTGGCATCACCGGAGGCGGAACCGCCGGCGCTGGCGCCGGGAACCACCGAGCCCGACAGGACGGCCGCGCTAGTCACGGACGCCGCCGCGGCTGCCACCCGTGAACGCTGACCCTCGATGCTGTCAGCGAAGTCGCCAGCAAGCGCAGCGCCCGAATATGTGGTGTAGCCGCGCCCACTGAACGGGCCCTTCTTCGCGGGCGAGTGCGGGAAGAAATCCGCGACCGCACCAAGGACCCCGCCAACAGCGTCGCCAATCGCGCCGACCATGCCAGAAATGCCGTCGATGAAGCCCTGAATCAGGGCCCTCCCCGAATCCACGAGCCAGCCCCCGATCCCGCCCAGCGCGCTAAACACGATGTCTTTCAGCCCGATAAGTACGTTGCCAACGAGCGACAGCGCACCCGAAACGATGTTGACAATGCCATCCCAGACCTGCGACCAGTTGCCCGTAATGATCCCGGTTACAACCTGGATGATGCCCATAATGATCTGCATGGCGGAACCGATGACGTTAGCGATCACGCCGAACACGGTCACAACAACCGGCATTAGTGCCTGGATGATCGGGATGAGAAGCCCGGCGAGCATGGTGACCAGAGGAACAACCGCGGAAACTACCGCGCCGAAAATCGTGACAATCATCGGCATGACGGTGGTGATGAGATTGAGGAATACTGGCGCCAACTGAGCTACAAGCTGAGTCACAAGCTGGGCCACAACGCCAACGACTTGAGCGATGACGGGCGCCAGTTGGGTGAACAGCCCGGCAAGCATCCCAACCATCTGGAGGACCGCCGGCATGACAGCGATGAAGACGCCCGAGAGCGTCACCGACAGCATGTTCGACAACTCAAGGAAGCTCGGCATAAGCGCAGTCAGCGCGCCAGACAGTGCGCCGCCGAGAGATGCCGCCAAGGTGCCGATGAGGCTGACGATCTGCGGAAGGACGGGCATGAGTGCGCCGAAGATCATCTGCAATGGCGAGAACGCGGACCAAACTTGGAGGAGTTGAGGAACCAGCGCGCCGAAAGTTGGGCCTATCGCCCGGAACGCCTCTGCGATCTGGAAGCCTATACTCACGAACGGGTCAAGGTCCGACCCGATAGCAGCGACCTCGTCGCGGCCAATGGAGAAGCCCGCCCAAACCGAAGCGATGGCGTCGCGGATATTGAACAGGACATCAACGAACTTGGAATCTTCCTCCATGCCGAAGATCGGGCCTTTGAACTCGCCATTTGCGAGGATACTAACTACGCCGGCAACGCCGATCCCGAACAGGGAGAACTTGTCAGTGATGCCATCCATGCGATCAGCTAGACCGCCCATTACGGTACCGGCCAGGTTGAAGACCGCCTCGCCCATCGGCTTCAGAGCCAGTAGAGCCTTGTTCTTGATGAGCTGCCACGACTCGGCCGCGTCGGCGGTTTCCTTGCCGAGGCCGAGGATGGTGTCAGAGGAAAGCCCGGCGGAGGCGGTCAGATCATCAAGCTTGATCTTTCCTGACTGGAGCGCGCCAACAAAAGCGGTCGCGCCCTTCGTGCCGAAGACCTTACCGGCGAGGTTTAGTGCACCGGCGGTGTCACCCTTTTTGATGAAGTCGCCAATCTCGCCCGTGGTCCGCTTGAACGCGGCTTCCGGTTCCTCGCCAGCCTTAGCAAGGGTGATGAGGGATTTGCCCATCGCGCCCATCGTCTGGGACGTGTTCAGGCCAGCCTTGTCCAGCGACCCAGCCAAGGCGGCAGTGTCCTCGAATGAGAATCCGAGGTTCTGCATAGGGACTGCGTTCTTCTGAACGGTAGCGGCCAACTCGTTCATGCCAACCCCGGTGGCCTGAGCTACCTTGAAGAGGGAGTCCATGGCACCTTCGACTTTGCCGCCCTCGATGCCGAAGGCGGAAAACGCGGCGCTGGTAGCGGTGATGTCAACGTCAGTTCCGAGGATGTTTCCGGCCTGGATGTATTGCTGAGCGACCGTGTTGAGCGTGTCGCCTGAGAGGCCTAGGCGGGTGTTCAGGTCTGAGACGGTGGATCCGGCCTTCTCGAAGCTGGTCGGCACGCTGGCGCCGACCTGCTCAGCGATGGCAACGAGCCCATCAAGAGCATCGCCCGAGGCGCCCGTCCCGACCCGGATCGTGTCAGTGACGTCATCGAAGACCGCGCCGACCTTGTAGAGGCCAACTGCGGCGCCGCCAACCGCGGCGCCCGCCGCAGCAACCCCGATAGCCGCCGCGCCCAAGACGCCACCGAACCCGGCAGAGAACATCCCGCCAGCATTCTTGCCAGCCTTTTCACCCTCAGCGCCCGCCGGCATAAGAGCCTCGGCGATCTTCCCCTGCGCCCCCTGCATGGAAGGGATAAGGGTTACATACGCGGTAGCCAGTTCGACGTTAGCCACGGGACCTCTATTCAGTTGCTTGTTGGCGTGCCTTCTGGCGTTCGAGGAATGCCTGAGCCCGCGCGTCGAGGCGCGCAGCGTCAGCGTCCCGTTCATCGCGGGACTTGGGTGGTTCTAGAGGCTTGGGCGGGTTAGCGCCCTTCTGCCCGTCCTTGGTGCGCTGCCAGTTGGCAACATTCGCAGCGTGAAGCTGGGAGGCCGCGAAATGTTCGGCCTGCGTCCACGCCATCGGCCCTCCGTGCTCCCGCCATACCCCGGAACCTGGCGGCAGGTTCGCCGCCAGGTCCGCGATGTCAAAGAGGCTCAGCGCCCCACTGAGGGCCCCGCGTAGGTCTAGGGCGTAGTAGTGCCGGAAGTCCGCACGAAGCGCCCCGCGATACTTTCGGAGGAAGTACGCGAGGCTTAGGAGTTTCCCGCGGACTTGCTCGCGTTGCCCCACGCCTCAATGACGTCCTTGAGCTTGCGGACGGGAAGCTTCTTGATGACGTCCCACTGTTCCTGCCCGAGCAGATCCTTGAGGAAGACGTGAATCTGGCCGGCCTGCAAGGCTTCCATCGACTCGCCCGTAACGTTGTCGCCGTATCCGGTCAACTTGTGCTCGCCGTAGGCGAACTCGGTGATGACTTCGCCGTCGTCCTCAACGGCCTTTGCGAGGTGGTCCTGAGGTTTCTTCGGTGCTGCTGCCATGGTGGTTTCTCCTAAAAGTGTTCGTGGTGGTTGGTGTTGAATAGGCGGGCGGGGGAAACCACCACGGAAAAACACCCCGCCCGCCAGTCTGGTTAGGCCGAGGCCAGGGCCGGGTTGTTCGTGATGATGTCGAAGCCGCCGTAGATGGTGAACGTGAACTCGTACATCGTCATATCGGAGTTCGTGTGACCGATGGAGCCAACGCCGGTAACCTCGGCGCGGGGGATGACGTACCGCTTTGTCACGTCGTCATCTTTGAAGTCCACGACGAGGGCCTTCTCATTCGAGGCCGAGCCGCCGGGAACGCTGATCTTCGTGATGCCAGTCGCGGTGGACGAGGTCGCCCCGGGGTAGTACAGCCCGAGCGCGATGGCAGTCTCCTCAAGGCAGGTCACCTTGATCGTGTCCTTCACGCCGGACACCTTAGAGCGGACAATCGTGCCACCCTGCCAGGCAGTGAAGTCGTTCGAGGACATCTCGCGGCTAATCTCCGCGCCGTCCTCGCTGATCCAGCCAAGGTCAGCGTAAGCGGCAGGCGGCGCGGCGAGGTCCACGGGTGCGGTTGAGCCTTTGTCGCCGATGTAGACGGCGGAATCCTGATCGCCATAGATGCGAATGTTCGCAAGGTTCTTGGTCATTTTGCGCTCTCCTTCTCAGTTTCCGCGGCACGAGCGGTGCCAAGGAGGATCAATTCCCGTCCGGAAACTTCCGAGACGGTAACGGTGGTGTCCGGGTTGTGGGACTTGCCGCTAGGGTCAGTCCATTCACGGGCGAGGGTGATTCGCACAGTTACTCCTAGGTGGGTTGTTTGCCGCGGATTTGGACGGCGGCGGTAAGCGTGTAGCGTTTGGATGTGCTGTTGGGGTCCGGGAGGTTGGCGGGCCCGCCCATTTCTGTGACGGACTTGACCGCCCAGCCCTGCAACTCGGTCCCAGGAAGGTCCGCCAGTGCGCGGCGAGCCTTGCCCAAGAGCGCTAGGGCTTTTGATTCGAGGGTGTCGTAAGCTTCGACGGTGACTTGGGGGGAATCCGTCACCCGCGTGGGCGCCGGGCCTCCAGTGCGGAGGACCCGCAGATACTTCGCCGCCGTAGAAGATCGCGTCCCGGCAGGAACTCCGAGCGCCGCCCCAAGGTAGGCGGTTAGCAGGTCTTCGATGTCAGGAAATTCAAGGGACTGCGGCACGCCCTACCCCCTGCCTGCGTCTATGGCGCTCGTGAGGGCGCGGTCAGTGGCCTCAGCCTCGCGGGCGTCGTTCGTGGCCGTGGTCACCGAAGCGCGGGCGCGGGTAGCGCCAATGCCCGAAGACACTTCCATGCCATCCCCAGCAGCGGCTGCGATCCGCTCAGCTTTGGCCCTGAGGAAAGCTTCAACTTCCGGGGACTGGAGAATGGATCGAATGCCGGCGGAGTTGATTTCTATTCGAATGTCAGCCACGGTCAGCCCACAGTTGCAGCAGGATCTTCGTGCTGCTAACCCTGCCCGTTGGCGACTTCCACCGCTCGGGCTCGCCAACAACGGAGTAGTCACCAGAGGGTAAACGAATCTTGTCGTTAGCTCGGATGTCCGCGTCGTAGGGTCCATGCCCGGTCCACGCAATCTGAACGGCTTCGCGGTGCAAGGTGTCCTCAGTGGACGCGCCAGGCTGCAATGACCAGCCCGGCAGTTCGGCCTCTTCCGGCGCGTCCCAATCCTGGACGGGAGAACCGTGATCCATGACAGTCGCGGCGCGCAGGCGGATCAGGGTTTCGGTAGCGAAGCTAACCAGCATTAGACCCTCCCTGGCAACCTGTACTTATCGAGCATTCGGCGCTCATGATCCATCAGGACCACACCGCCGGACACCCCCGGAGCCGTCAGGGAGAACCCGATAGACACCGCGCCCGCCTGTTCCCGGACAACGCCCATAGGTGACGCCGAAGCGCGAGCGGCGATGGCGCGGACAATAGCCGCGACGTCAGGCGCCGCGTCGAAGCCATGCACGGCGGTAACCTTCACTGACCGAAGCCGGTCAGGCCAGCCGCCCGGCTTGCGCAGATAGCCAGCCTCAGACCACTCAAGCCCGGCAACGTCAAGGCACGCCCCGGAAACCTCAGCCGCCGTAACATCCTTCAGCCGCAGCGTCTTCAGGAAAAGCGTCGAAGTTCCAGAACCGTCAAGGACCAGCTCCTCGGTGACTACCGGCGCGATATGCCAGCCACAATAGGACCTGACAGCAGCCTCAGCCGCCTCAAGGTCCTGCTGTTCCTGACTACCGGCGGCGCCCAGCAGCAGACTTGGAAGCGCCATGATCTACCGCCTTGTTCTCGGGTGCGACGGACTTGTTTACGGGCCTGTCAGCCTTGACCTCAACCGCACCATCAGGCACGTCAGCGTCATCAAACTGGTAAGTACCGCCGTTGTATTCGTAATTCTTCAAAGCCATGTTGATGCCTTCCAGAGAAGGTGCTGGCGCCGAGTCACCCCGGCGCCAGCACAATCAGATGAAACCGTTACGCAACCGGCGTGACCGTGGTCTTCACGAACGCAGCCGGGCGACGAACGGCGAGGGCCATGCGGCGCTCCGCACGGATCGTCAGGCGGTTGTTCGTGAAGTCGTTGCCCTCGGTGTTCGTGGCGTCAACGCGGATGCCGCCCTTGGACACGACAGAACCGGCCTGACCGAACGCTCCAACCAGGGTCGTGCCCACGGCGATGGCCGGGGTCACAACCGTGCGGAGGCCCCACAGCGGGGGCTGCTCCATGATGCCGCCGTTGCCGTACTGGCCCGCGAAGAACCCGCCGCCGAAGTACTGGCCGTTCGCGTCCTTGGACAGACGCAGCGTCTGGTAGTCAGCCGGGTTGATGACGATGCCGTCAGCGGTCAGGCCCGAACCGGTCTGCACCTTCGTGATCGCGCGGAAGATGGTGTCCTGAGCGTTGTCGCCCGCGGCGGTGGAGCCGCGAACTTCGGTCTGGATACCGACGCGGTTCAGCAGGCCCCGCAGGTTGCCGGCGGAACCGGAACCGTTGAGGAGCTGATCCTCGATGAAGAGGTTGAGCTGGTACAGCAGGCGCCCATCGATGGCGGTCTTCAGGAACGGCAGGTCCTCAACGAGTTCGTCAGATTCCTTGATGAAGCCGGCGATCTTGGACAGTGCCTCAGTGACAGCGGTCGGGTCGCCGAAGTGGAGCTGCGGCTTCTGGCCATTCTCCCCAACGAGCGCGAAGCCACCCTCAACGAGGGCGTTCTCAACGAAGTAGGTCAGCGCGGTACCGGAAATGGTTTCCGAACCGAGCAGGTCTTCGATGGTCAGGCGGCGGCGGACACCCGTGAGGATGTTCGTGTCAATGCTGGTCAGCGCGTTGCCGAAAACGGTGCCAGTCACCTGAACATCGGAAGCAGCCTTGTACTCGGGGGCCTCGACGGCAATGCGCTTGCCGCGCTGGCCCGCCAGAGCCTCGCCGGCGGACTTGGCGAAGTACTCACCGAGCGACTTGGCAGCAACGGGCTCGGGAGCCTTCGGAGCGCCAGCATCCTTGAACTGCGCAATCAGCGCATCGCCGGACTTAATCGCATCATCGCTAGCCTTAGCGGCGGCAATCTCGCCCTTGATGGACTCCATGCGGGCCACCTGAGCATCGGACAGGGTGCCGGACTTGCCGGCTTCAACGAGGCTCTTGGCCTCGGACATCAGAGTGGCGTAATCAGCCATTTGAGATTCCCCTTTCAAGGGATTCAGTCAGGAAAAAGGATTCAAACGACTTTGTGTCAACGGTCACCTGGGCGGGCGGTTCCTCAGACTTGGCCGCGGACGGCTCCTCATCCTTGACCTGCTGGCCGGCGCTGGCTTTTCCATCGTCATTTGTTGCCGCGTCAAGCAGCACCTTGAGCGCGGACTTAGCCGCGTCAAGGGCGGAGATAGCCGAAGTGACAACCTCCGTGTTTTTAGCCGAAAGCATCCGGCCAGCCTTAGCGCCCATGTCGTCAGACTTGGCGCTAAGAAGTTCAGTGGCTTGGTTCATCCCCACGAGCGTGGGGCCCACTTCGTAGAGCTTCAGGGACCGCAGCTCAGTGGCCTTGACGCCGTCAACCTCAGTTGGCGCGGAATCCATCACCGAATAGGCGAAGGAGAACTGCGTCACCCGGCGCCCCTTCAGGAGCTTGAACACCTGCGCGGCCTTCGGGTTGTCCAGATCCAGCAGGCCCTTCACCAGCAGCCCGGTGTCAGTCTCGGACGCCTCCAGGACGGAGCCGATATGGGAGAACGGATCGTTCGAGTCGTGGGACCAGACGACCGGGATGGGATCCCCTGCCGTCTTCCATTCGGTGAGGGTGTCAGCGAACGCGCCCTTGGCGATGACATCGCCGCCGGAATCGACGTTGCCGAACACCGCAACGATGGCCTCGAACTCGCCCGTGTCCTCGCCCGTGGCTTTCACCTGGGCGGATAGATTCTTCGTCTGCATGTGCCCTCCTGGGGCAATAAAAAAAGACCCCGGAGGGTCTTTGTGGTCAGGTGGGGTTAGGCGAGGGAAACTTCGACGCTGCACTGGCAGTTAGCAACACCCTCAGCGCCTAGCACGGGATCGCCGGGCCAGTCGGCGCCGTTCGAGAACGTGTCACGAACTGGGACAGTCTCGCCGTCCATGTCTGCGTGTTCTGAGCGGGGGTTGCCGGAGTTCACGACCCAAGTCTTTGTGGACTCGGAGCCATTCTGCTTAGCGGCTTCCATCGTGGCGAACCCGGCAAACGTAGTCAGCAGGGTCACCGCGATACCGTCGCCGCGCCCGGCCTCGACATCATCGAAGACCTTGGCGGGGGAACGGACAGGGTTTCCGTCTTCGTCCTCGCCCGGGTCATCGAGAGCGGCCTGGATCTGATCGAACGTTGTGGCGTTGATCTTCCCGGCGCGGGATGCCGCAACGGACTTCAGGAACTTCTCCGTGCGCGCCGCGTCATAGTCGCTTGCGGACAGTCCGGCAGAGTCCAGAACGTCGGCGGCTACCTGCCCGGTAACGTTCATCGCAACCCGGTAAAGGTCGTCAGTGAGTTCCTTATCCCAGCGTTCCTGATCCCACCAGCCAGGGGCCTTAGAGTTCAGTCTCGCCAGGACCGCCTCGCGCTGGCGCTTGAAGAACTTCCCAAGCACAGCGGCAGTGACCTGTGCGGATCCGGCGTCAGCCTCACCCTTCAGCAAGACAGGTCCGGACTTAACCCGGACGCGCCCAACCTTCGGGGCGCTATCGCGTGGGGACGACTGCCCACCAACGAGTACATTCAGCGGAGTCACCAAACCATCAGCGTCACCGTCAAGCGCTGGCATGTTCTCCAGTGCGCGGGCCTCATTCGCGGTCATCCACGGACGCCCAACAGCAGAAGACAACACCGCGGCCTGCTCATCAAAGGAAGCCGCAAGCTTCGCCTTCACATTGAACTCAACATAGACGCCGGCGCGAGGATCAACCCGGGGGACAAGCTTCGAGTTGATCCGGTCCTGAATCATCTTCAGCCACGGCCCAAGCGTCTCGCCATACAACATCTTGCGGAACTCGCGGACATTCGCATACGAAACACCGCCAGTCGCGCCGAGCATCGCCGGATTGATGTGCCATGCGCGCGCAACAGTCTCAAGCGACAGGTTCGCCGCCTCAATCCACTGCTCCTCACGGGCATTGAACCGAACCTGATTGATGGTCATGCCATCCTCAAGAACAGGCATGCCGCCGACGTTCGCGCCCTTCGCCTTGTACGCCTTCATGTCTTCCTTGAAGCGCGCGCTGCCTTCATCGGACCACGCGGGAGCGTCCTTCGGGCGGGCAATGTACGAGCCGATCTGCCCGCCGTTCTTCCA